GTCCATCGACGCAAGGTGTATCTGTGCCGACGTCATCAAGCCCTCCAGCTTCGTGCCCTGTGCCTGTGTCATTGTCTCAAGGCTGCCAGCGCGTCCTTGCTGTGCCGCACCACCGAAGATGTCGATACCATACTCCTTTGCCTTTTTCTTGAAGAACTCCAGCAGCGATGCAGCCTTGCCACTGTCGGCAGCCACATCAGCGGTGAGCCTGTCCAATATGCGGGCGTAAGCAGCAAAACGCTCTTCTTCGCTAAGGTGCTCATCGGTGGCGTATTTCTCCATATCCTTTTGTGCTTTTAAAAAATACTTTTGTAATACGGCGGAATACACCATATCAGCACCTAACTTTTCAAGCATACGCCCGACGCTCTCCACCATCGCCTTTCCAGCGTCCGTGCCACTTTTGAAAGCGTCCACCAGCGCATTGGTCATTGCGCTGCCAAGTTCACCGAATATGTCGGTAAGATAGTTGCGTATTTCCTTGAATGCTTCTTCCTGCTGCTTGGCAAGGTCGATAAGGTGTTGCAGGGCTTCCTTGCTTGCGTCGCTCATCTTTCGCGTTTTTAAGATGCTTTCGGCAAGTGATACGTTGAACTTACCGTTAGCATCGAGCAGCTTCGGGTATTCGGACAGCAGGCTGCTGTAAGTATCCTTGCCTTTGCCCCAGCCAAATAGACCCGTCTTCTTGTGTCCTGTTACCACCTTTATGTCGTTGGCTTTCTTCCACGCCTTTTCAAATTCTTCCGCTGCTTGCGACATTACATGTATGGCATTCGTTGCTTTGCCGTATCTGTCAGTGCCAAAAGCCGTCGTACCCCGTTCATACAGTAAGGCTTCTTGCATCAACAGTAGGTTGTACGCCTGCTGTTGGGCGATACGCTCTTTCATGATGGCATCGAGGGCTGCCCTGTGTCGTGCACTGGCTGAAAAAGCCTTGCCGATAAGACCGATAACTTCGTTTACCGCTGCCATGACACCGCCCACGACGCCGCCATTGGCAAAGCCGTTGGCGATGTTGGAAACGCCATTCATGACATCTTCTATCGTACCCATAGCCTCTGCCATGCTGTCGTTGCCCATCTCTTCAAACATCTTTGATAGCCCACCGGCTATCTTGCCTACTTCGCTGGCAACTTCTGCCGATGCCTCGGCAAGACGCTTTATTTTCTTCTCTTTGTCGCTTTTGTCGCCCTTGTTCTTATCGTCCAACAAGTCTTTTACAGCGGCTGCCAGTGCCTTAAAAGGGTTCTTTTTCAAAGTTTCTTTTTTTAGCTTCTGCCATTGCTCCATGAAAGCCTTCAGGGCTTCGGGCGATTGCTGGAGCCGCTTCAGCTGTTCGGGCGTAATGCCCATTTGCGCAATGTCGCTTTGCGTAATAGTACGCTTGGTGTTGCCTTTCTTGTCCTTGATGACGGCTGCACCATCGGCGGTAAGCTCACCCTTTGCCATTGCGTCCATATAGGCTTTCAAGTCGGCGAGCTTGGCAATTACCCGGTTTATCTGCTTGATACTTTTTTCCGCTGGGTCTTCGAACATCTCGACAAAGATGCTCGCGCTGCTCTTCATCTCGTCGAGCTCCTTTTCGTTGATTTCCTTCAGTGCCTTTTCCTTGTCTTTTTCAAGCTGCACCAATGCAGCGTCTATCACATTGGCGTTGTCCTTGTTTCGTCGTGCAAGCAGTGCTGCCAATTCTTTTGTATAAGTTGTCTCAACACTCATTCGTTGGGCATTGTAGTCCTGATGCTTCGACAGTAAGGCGTCCAAGGCTTCTTCTTCCTTTTTCCTTTCTTCCTTCACCTTATCGTCGTATTCTTTCTTTTCCTTTTCGGCGATAGCGGCATACTTGTCGCTGTACATCTGTGCAGCCTGTATGCGCTGCTTGGCTGCATCAGCAGCTATCTGTGCCTCCTGCGCGTCGCTAACAGCCACACCGCCTTTACGCAACTTATTCACCAAATCCTTGCGCTTGGCTTCCTCTTCGTTGATGCGCTGCTTTTCTTCCTCAAATTGGAGCAGCGCAGCGGCACGCTCCTTATCGTAGCCCTCTTTCATAAGTGCCACTTTTGTTTCGGCTATTTTCCGTTGTGCTGCCTTTTCAAGCTCGTTGAGTTCGTTTAACTCGCTTGACAAGTCTTCTTTCTTTTCTTTCTTTTTCTTTTCCTTTTTTGTTTTCGGTTCGTCGTAGCCCTTATTCTCCACCTTATTTACTTCCGGCGAATACTCGACAACCTTTTCCGTCAGGGCTTCGATATCTTTTGCATTCTTGCCCATTTCCTTGGCAATGACTTTCAGTTTCTTGTTACGCTCATCATAAGCCGTTATCACAGGGTCTGATACACCGTTGGCAAATTGTTGTGCCGCTGCGCTTTCAGGTGTTGCAGCAAAAACACCACCTGTTGCCTGCTTGGCGTATTCCTTTTCTTCCTTGCGGTTTTTATTCGCCCTGTCGTATTTCTTCTTATTGTCTTTAAGATACTTTTCCGTGGTTTCTTTTTCCAACTCCAAATCTGCCTGTCGCTCGGCAATCTTCTCGATGCGCTTTTCGTAGGCGCGTGCCATTGCCGCTTTCATGATGTCGGCAGCCAACTGTCGGTAAGCTGTCGCCGCCTTACCGGCAAGGATAGCTTCCGTTTTCATTTGCCCGAAGTAGGCGGGGTAGGCAGCCTGCAAATTCCTGACAGCTGCCTTTCTGTCTTTTAGGGCTTTTGTGTTATCCTGTGTCGCTTTGTAAAGAATGTCGAGCTTTGCCTTTTGCACCGCCGCCGCACGTGCACCTTCCTTTATCGCTTCCGCTGTTTCATTTTGTACGGCAGCTGCCTTTTTCGCTTCGGAACTGTACTTATACCATAAGGCTATAAGCCCACCGATGAGTACCGACACGCCAAGTGTCAGTGTGCCCATCAGCACCTTTGCCGCAGCTGTGGAAATACCAAGCGATGTGGCAAGGTTGGTATTGGCAACCGTCCACATGTTGGTAGCCTTTGATACCAACTTTAAACGGAAAGCTGAATCCTTATTTAAAGCATTGAACGCTTGCTGAATGCCCATTGTTATTGCCATTACCGCTTGCAGGCGCGTCTGAACACGGGCAAGTTCCTCGTTCTCACCAACGAACAACGACATAATGCCAGTACCAGCGGTAACTGCCCCGCTAAGACCGCTAAGACCCGATGCAAGTGCCTCCCAGTTGGCATCATCGGAAGCAAGTGCCTTGGCTTCATTGCGAACGTCATGTAAGGTGTCGTAAAGTTCGGCTGCCCGCTTAGCCATTTGCTGATACTGTTCCGTTTGCTGTTCCCCAGCAAGGCGCATACGCGCCATTTCCTGAACAAGGGTGCGATATTCCTTTGACAGTTTATTTACTGAAGCAGCGTTCTTTTTGTGCTCTGCTTCCAAAGCGATGAGCGCACCCTTTTCTTCTTCCAATACGACCTTACAGGCACGTATATCCAGCATTATTTCGTTTTGTGCCTTACCCGGTGCCACCTTCTCGTACTGCTTTTGCAGGCTTTTAAGGTCGCCCTCCACCTGCTTGACAACCTCTTTCTGCGCTGCTATCTTTTCAGAAATAGAAACAGCTGCCCGCTCTGCCGCAGTAGTGAGCTTGCCAGTTTCCTTGGTAGCCTCCTTCGTCTTATCGATAAGGTCGCCACCGAATAAGTACTCAATTTCGATACCGTTATTCATCGTTCAGTCTGCTTTGGAAGAAACCCAACACTGTTTTAGGCTGTTCCGCTGTTTTGTTCTCTTTTGTATTATTGTCTTTTGATAGGGTGGCTGCTTGGTCAGCATCTATGTAGCGTGGTGCGTCTGCAAGCATCATCAGCAGTGTTTGGTAATTCACACCCCATAGGATATAGTCTATTGTCCAGCCTGTTGCTTCGGCAATCTGCCATACGAAACCAAAAGGGCTATGGGAGCTTTCAAAAAAGCCCTTTAACTCCCCTTCTTTTTTTGGCTCAACCTTGGACGAAGCGGGTTGCTCCACTCGCAAGATTTGATAATATTCGTAAAATGCTGCGTCCCGATTAGTGGAATGAAGTGCAGGTTGGCAAGCAACAGAAAGGTATCGTCTACCAGCCACAACAGCAGCCAAGCCAGCAGCGGGGCAAAGATGCCTGACAGCTTTCCGCGGCAGATGGTGAGTGCCACCATTTGGGCTACCGTCTTGCCGTACTGGGCAATGAATTGCAGCTGCTCATCTTTCGTGAAGGCTTCCATCTCTTCATAGCTGACACCCATACTAAGGAATTTCCGCGCTATGCGTATTTGATTACCAAAGCAAGGGCGGCGCATTGTAAGGCGCAAGCTGATGGGCTTCTTCCTAAAAGGAATTTTCCACTGAAAAAGTGGAATGGAAACGCCGATGTCCAACAGGGCTTCCGACGCTTCCACCTCTACTTTGTTCGTTTTCATCAGCCTTGCTGTGTGAGGTTCACATCTACCTTCTTACTTGGGTCAGCCTTCAGCTGGAAGGTTATCTTGCCCGTGCGCTGCGCACCCGTGTTGTTGGCTGCGGTAATGAGCACGCGTCCACCCTTTGCCTCGGCTGTGAAACCAGCAGGTGCAGCACTCATAGAGAATGCGCCACTGGCAGAAATGTCCACTACCTTTGTCTCACCTGCCTTCTTGAAGGTAAGCTCCGTTGGCTTCGCCTCAATGAAAGGCTTTGTATCAATGATTTTGAATGGCGCACTGTCGTCGCCCGATGTCAGCACCTCAAGCTCGCATTCGATGTGCAACGGGTCGTCGCCGCCGAGCTTACCGCGCACCATACCCTCAAGTGATGCCTTGGCAATTTCGACTGTCTGCCCAGTGCCTGAAATTATCTTCACCGCACCTTCCAATACTACACTTTCCGATGGGGCTTCCCAACCGTCTTCCGTTACCGTGCCGCCCATCACTGCCACGCAGTTTTCAGGCAGCAACTCAATAAGGTTGAATTTCAATACGTTTGATGCCGCCTTCTTGCGTATCTTCTTCACTGGGCTGTTACGCACCTGCGCTGCGTACAATTTTATGTACTCTGCGGCGTCGCCGCCCCAATCGATTCCGTCTTCAGCGATGTTACCTATCTTCTTGCCATTAAAGAAGATGGCGTCAAGTAGCATGATATAGCCGTCGTTTGTTTCTTTCATTTTATCAATTTTTTATTGTACCAACTAAATAATTTAATACCTGCGAGCACCATTGCGCTCAACAATACCAATGTGCCGACAACTTGCAGCAACTTTTGATAGGTGGGAGGTGGCTTGACAATTTTGGTTTTTGAGACCTTTCCGACGCTTCGCACCGCTTTGTTTTCCTGCGTAGTGCTTGCGTGCCGTGCTAATATCGTTGTCTGCCTTACCTCCCTGTCGATGGGCAGTGTTGAGCCCCTGATATATACGTTGCCATCTTTATGGTAGGCTTCTATTACCAAGCGTCCGCTTTGCCGTCGGAATACGGCACTATCGGGCAGGTTCAGCAAGCTCTGCATCGGCAGCATCAGCATCGCCGTGTCCGCCGCTATCTTCTGCATCTCCGTCGTGGTCAGCATCTGTAGCGAGCTGCTTTGTTGGAAGCTGCTTTCTTGACGGAGGGAGTCGCTTTGAACTTCGCTTTGTACCAGCGTTTGCTTCGACCTGCAACTCGTGGCTGATAGGACAAGTACCGCGGTGAGGGCAATATTGAATAGCTTCAATAGCCCTCGATAGGCGGTCCAGCGACCGCTTGATGCGTGCGCTTTCGGCGCGTGCCTTGTCAAGCTCTTCCTGCAATGAATTGATTGTTTGTTCATTTTTTTTCTGATTTTCTACTAATAATTCCGATATATCTTCGTACATCGCTTTGTAGGTGTCGTGAATGGCTTTTTTCGCCTTCGCCGACGCTACCTTGCGATTGGCGAGCCACGCAATGGCTGCACCAATACCACCCGATGGTATTGCCCATTGCAGTATCTGTAAAAGTGTTTCCATTGCGCTTTCTTTCGTTTAAAGTTGTCTAATACCTATAGACTTAAGCCACTGCTGCACGTTGAACGACGGGCAGGCCTTGGGGGCTATTTCGTTGTGCCCGATGATACGCACCTGTGGAAAGCGGGCGTGGAAGTCGCGCACATAAGCTGCCAAGGCGTTGCGCTGTGCCTCCGTGCGTGTGTCCTTTGCCTTGCCATCGGCAGCCACACCGCCCACGTAGACGATATGGCGGGCTACAGCGTTGTAGCCTTTAGCCCCGTTGGTAACTTCAAAGGCATCTACCTGCATATCCTCGTTGTTGCGCACCAAGCGTTCCACCTTGCCGTCGAGGTGTATCATATCGGTGTAGCCGACCTGATTCCAACCGCGACCGCCCGCTGCCTTCGGAGCAGTGTGCCAGCGACGAATTTCGTCGGCTGACACCTCACGCCCTTCAGGGGTAGCTGTGCAATGTATTACTAAGTACTTTAGCTGCATGGTCGTTACACTGATTCACCTTGAACGATGGCAAGAAGCCCCTTGACATCTTGGCGCATTGGGCGACCGCCAGCACGCACAAGGAACGAGTAAATATCACCGTAATAGGTGGGGTCTTTTTCGTTCTCAAATGCGTTCACTTCGCCCAACGCACGGCATACGCTGTTTTCATGCCAAGCCAAGCCTGCGGCAAGGTCTGTAGGTTTACCCTCTGCACCGTCTTCTTTCTTCACAAGGGTCTTGGCGTAAACACCGACCTCCGAGCGCATCATGATGTTGAAAGAATACAGCTTACCTAATATACCGCGCTGTGCATCGGCACTGTTCAAAAATGCTTGGTTCTGAACGCTGGTAAGGTCGCCAAGCAACTGGTCGTACATATAAGCATCAAGCAAGAGGTAGCGACCTTCCTGCGGAATGTTGTCTGCGTTGAATTTCACCATCAACTTCTGAATGTCGGCACGGCAAAGTGCCTTTCTGTTACCAGTAGCCTTATCTGCGTGCGCACTCACAGAAGCACCTGTTGTCTGTACGCAGTATTCCTTTTCAGGAAGCCAAGCATTAAGAATGCTTTTTGCCACTGCCTCTTGGAGTGCCGCCTTGTCCTGCCGCAACACGCTTTCTCTTTTATTGTACGACAGTTCTACTGTGTCTGCGTGTGGAATGCGAATGGGGTCTGTGGTAAACTCGTCGAGGTTGAATGTCAAATCAACGTCAGTACGTGTGTTTACGTCAGCGGGGAAGCTGGTGCGATTCTTCTTCGTTTTTGACGGTGCGCCAGCATTGGGAATATGCACAACCTTGCCCATGTTTACAAACTCATCAGCATTGTACGCCTTGCTCAAGAAGCTGTTGTCAGCGAACAAGCCTTCTTGGATAGCATTTATCCAAATTTCTCTTTGTATAGCCATTTCTTTTTTTATTTAATTTGTTAATTCTATTTACTTACTACCACCTACATGTTAGGCTTTGTGCCGAAACGCTGCTCGAATTTTTCAGCGTAAACGTCAGGGTGGTTGTCCTTGAGTTCCGTCAGCTTGCCTGCGCGGTCCAGCTCGTCCCATGTCTTGCTCTTCCAGTCGCCCATGTCCACGCGCTGCGCGCCACTTTGAATTTGCGCCGTTACACTTTGACGAACGGGTATAGCTTCCAAGGCTGCCTTTGCGCCCGTGAAATCGCGGTCGAACATAGCAAGGAAACTTTCTTTGCCTTTAGCGTCGATGCGTCCGTCCTTTACGGCGGCATCAACAAGGGCAACTGCCTCTTCCTGCTCTTTCTTCTTCTGCTCCGCCTTCTGCGCGTCGATGGCGTCGGCAAGCGTCTTGTTCTCTTTCTGCAAGCGGTCATTGTTGGCAATGAGGTCGTTCACTTTACCCACGATGTCGGCTTCTGAAGCTGCATCGCTCAAATTCAATAATTGTGTTAATTTTCCCATATTTCTTTTGTTATTAAAAGTGTCTTGTAATTCGGTAAATTCCATAGTTGCCGTGGGGGTGTTGTCGGGTTTTAAAAAGCTGCCCATATTGACAAGGTTGCCCTTGCTGTCGTACAGTGCCAAGGCGTTGTGGTTTGCACCGATAGTTACGATGCTGGCTTCGCGCGCCGTCCATTTCGTTACGGTAGGTGAGGTTTGCCCCGGCAACATCAGGTCGTAAGCATCGCTGGTTTCCTGCGCCCATGCACCGATAGACGCCATGCGTAAGAAGTCGGTGTCCACCTTCTTCTGTACCTCAACGGCGCGAGGGTCGGCTTCATCGAAGACGGCATCGGCAAGTATCTGCGTGCCTTCTATTCGTATGTTCTCCCATCTGCCTATGGGCATCTTCCAGTCGTCGTGGTTGAGCAGCATTACCGGATTCTTCTTAAATTCCTCCAAGTTAGCCCCGGAGGTGAGCATACGGAATCCATAGGTGTTCACCGATTCGTCGTGCAGTATGAATGTTCTTTTACTCATCGCTTTTCGATTGTTTTGCGATGCAAAGTTAAGGTAAGAAATATGTCTGCGCAAATTGCAAAATACTGATATACAATGCATTGTAAATATTGTACAATACATCTGCAACGCTTGCAACGCCATTATTTTTTGCACTTATTATATGGTAACTTTGCAGCAGATAAATACAATAAAAATGGACAACAAGCTAAAAAAGGAACTGGCTAAGCTCATCTTTTTAAGTGAACCCAACGCAACGCAGCAGGAAATTGCCGACCGTGCGGGCGTGTCGCGCGTTACCATCGGCAAATGGGTGAAAGATTGGGAGAGGCTCAAACTTAATCTTTTGCAGACACGGGAAGAGCGCATCAACTCAACGCTGATGCAGCTCGACCAGTTAGACCGTGCCATAGCGGCGAAGCCTGAAGGTATGAAATTTCCGGATAAGAACGAATCGCAAATACGGCGCAAGCTGACGGAAGACCTTGCCGCTCTTGAGCAAGATGCCTCGGTGCGTGATATATATAATGTAAGCCGCCGCGTGGTAGACTGGCTTCGCCCATGCGACCTTGAAAAGGCGAAAGAGATAGCCAACTATTTTGACACGTATATAAAAGAACAGATGAGCAATGGGTAAGGCAGACGACATACAGGCACTGAAAGAATGGCGCACCTATTATAACAACTTGCAAAAGGACACGGCTGTAGACACGCTCTCATCATTGGAGCGCGCCCAAAAGCGCGAGAAGTTGGAAAAGAACCCGGTTGAGTGGATAAAGTTCTTTTTCGGTCAATATGCCACTCACGAATTTGCCCCATTCCATATTAAAGCCATCAACCGTATTTGCAAGAATGAAGAGTGGTACGAGGTGTTGTCGTGGAGTCGTGAGCTGGCGAAATCAACAACGGTGATGATGTGTGTAATGTACCTCGTTTGCACTGGCAAGAAGCGCAATATACTGCTTATCAGCAATTCAAAGGATAACGCCACCCGCCTGTTGAAACCATACAAGGAAAGTTTCGAGCGTAATTCGCTGCTAAAGGCTTATTACGGTGATATGCGGGAGTTTGGCTCGTGGACAGCGGAGGAGTTCTCCCTTACCAACGGTGCTGCCTTCCGCGCACTGGGTGCAGGTGAAAGCCCCCGTGGTACGCGTAAGGACGAAGTGCGTCCAGACTGCATATTAGTGGACGACTTCGACACCGACGAAGACTGCCGCAACCCTGACATTGTAAACAAGAAATGGGACTGGTTCGAAGGTGCAGCGTTCCCAACACGAAGCATCAGCGGCAAGCTACTGGTAGTGTTCTGCGGCAACATCATTGCCCTTGACTGCTGCGTAAAGCGCGCCGGCGAGAAAGCAGACCATTGGGACATTGTTAATATACGGGACAAAAACGGCAAAAGCACATGGACGGCAAAGAACACCGAAGCCGATATTGACAGGGTACTGTCGAAGTTGTCTACACGTATCGTTCAGCAGGAGTTCTACAACAACCCCCTTTCGGAGGGCGAGGTGTTCAAGGAACTGACATGGGGCAAATGCCCGCCCCTTTCAAAGCTCCAACTTGCTGTCGCATACGGCGACCCTGCGCCGTCCAATTCACGGAACAAGGCAACGTCATTCAAGGCGTTGTTCCTTATCGGTTACTATGACGGCAATTTCTACATATATAAAGGCTACCTCGACCACGTGGTGAACGACGAGTACGTGAACTGGTATTATTACCTCCGCGACTACGTGGCAGACAAGTGTCAAGTGTACTACTTCATTGAAAACAACAAGTTGCAAGACCCCTTTTATGAGCAGGTGTTCTTGCCGCTGTTTGCCGCCAAAGGACAAGAAAGAGGGTTTATACCCATTTCGCCCGATACCCGAAAAAAGCCCGAGAAATTCGACCGCATCGAGGGCAACCTTGAGCCGCTGAACCGACAGGGGAAGCTGATACTAAACATCGACGAAAAGGACAACCCACACATGCAGCGGTTGGAGGAGCAATTCCTGCTTTTAAATAAGCGCATGAAAGCCCCTGCCGACGGCGTAGACTGCATTGAAGGTGGGTGGTATATCCTTAATTCGAAGATACGTACCTTGACGGTAGACAGCTACACCATCGGGCAACACAAACGAAGCAACAAAAGATATTAAAATATGGAACAGTGGACTTATACTGGCGGCTTCCTTACGCCGCAGGAAGTGGAAACGCACCTTTACAAAGAGGCGATAGATACCATCAGCCGAGAAGATAACACCATACTACTTGCTGCCATCGACGCCGCCGTGCAGGAGGCGGCAGGCTACCTCGGCGCATACGACAGGGCGAAAATATTCAACCAGCCAAAGCAGCGCAACGAGTTACTGCTGACGTTCGTAAAGGACATTGCCGTGTGGCATTTCGTCAATTTATGCAATGCAGGCGCGGAGCTTGAATTAAAGGAGAAACGCTACGACAGGGCTGTTGCTTGGCTACGGCAGGTGCAGAAAGGCGAAGTAACACCATCACTGCCACGTGCTGACGACGATGGCGACGGCAAGCCCGACGGAAGTAACGAGTATATTTTTGGAAGCAACCCTAAACGTAACCAACATTTTTAAACAATGAGCAAGAAAAAGAATACCACAGTAACCAAAACATCAAAAGCGGCAGAACCTGTCGTCGTCAATCAGATAGTAGTAAAAGCCCCCACGCGCAAGGTGTACGACGTGGG